GTCGTGCAACTTCACTAGAAGTTAACGAAAATGGCCTTGAGCTTGGAGCTAGAATCTCTAAGTCTGCAGGCGATGTAAAAGAATTAATCAAAGATGGCGTACTTGGAGCATTTTCCGTGGGTTTCCGGGTCAAGGACGCTGATTATATAAAGGAAACCGACGGATATATGATAAAGGATGCTGAACTATTTGAGGTGTCAGTTGTAAGTGTACCTTGCAACCAGGCCGCAATGTTCTCGATTGCAAAATCATTCGATTCTCAATCAGAATATGATGAATGGAAAGCAGAATTTTCGAAAGAAGAAAAACAGGCTCATGAGATGGAAGCAGTAAATACTGACGAAATTGATGCGCCACAAGCCGTGGGTAAAACCACTCAACAGGAGAGACATATGTCTACAGAAAAAACTACTCCAAATGCTGAGTTTGACTTAAAGGCGTTCGCGGAAGAGGTGGCAAAATCAACTGCTGCTAAAATCGCAATGCAACAAGCAGAACAGAAAGCAAAAGAAGTAAGCGAAGCTGAAGAAAAAGCTGTGAAACTGGAAACAGAAGTAACAGAAAAAGAAGCTGAGCAAGAAAAAGTTAAAACAATAGTAACTGCCGGACTTTCAGGAGCTGAGAAGCTCGTAAATGACGTTGAAAAACGCGTTTCAGAAAGACAAGGTGATTTAGAATCTGTTGTTAAAGAACTACAAAAAGACCTAACAGAAAAGAAAGATGAGATTAACGCTATGCGTGAGTCAAAAAGAAACTTCTCTGACAGAGGCGACAGCAACTGGGCAAAAGCATTCCAAAGCGACATTGATGACGCTTGGGTAATGGGACTTGCTACAGGAAAAGGCTGGAATACTAATATGGCTTCAGATGTCATGCAGAAAGTTAACGCGCATTCAGGCGTTGGCGTTTCATCAGCTGACTTTGAGCAAACAGTATCAACAAATATCGAAAGAGATATTCAGTTAGAGCTTGTACTAGCACCGTTATTTAGAGAAATCCAAATGACTTCAGCTACTCAGATTCTACCTATCATGCCAGACGCAGGTTATGCTGAATTTACAACTAACCAAGTAGCATCTGGGTCTTCACCTCATGGAAACTTAGAGGAAAGAGGAGACGCTTATGACGGTACATATTCTGGTATAGATATGACTGAAAGAACACTTTCAACCAAAAAACTTATTTCACAATCTTACTTAGGTAATGAGACTGAAGAAGATGCAATCCTACCGATTCTTCCTCTAATAAGAGAATCAATCATTAGGGCTCATGCAAGAGGCATTGAAAATGCACTACTAGTAGGTAATCACGCTGATGGCGTTTACGGTACAAGTGGAGCAGCTTTTGAAGGACTAGTCACAATGGCTGGATCTAACAAAACTCAATCAGCTACTGCATTCGCATCTGAGTCTTTAACAGCTTCAATGTTGTTAAATGCTAGAAAGAATATGGGCAAATGGGGTATGAATCCTAGAGATGTTATTTACATCGTGAATTCAACTGAATACTTCAACCTATTATCAGACGCAGAGTTCCAAGATGTTAACTTAGTTGGCAACATGGCAACAAAACTGAATGGTGAAATCGGAGAAGTCTTCGGCTCAAAAGTAATCGTATGTGACGAGTTCAAAACTCCAGCTGTAAGCAAATTCTTTGCTTTAGCTGTCAACGCGAAAAACTTTGTAATGCCTAGATTAAGAGGTGTTACTATCGAGTCTGACTACGAAGTAGCAAACCAAAGAAGAGTATTAGTCGCTTCGCAAAGACTAGGTTTTACCGACCTTATCGATGCTTCAACAGCGTGTCATACACTTCAGTATAAAGGTAGTTAATACTTTTAGAAATCCCGTGGTGGGGGCAACTCCACCACACTTTTTATAGGAAAATATATGGCAGATTTAGTTACATTACAGCAATACAAGGACTTCGCAGGACTGACTAGTATAAAGAATGATGCTCGAATAAATGTAGTTATAGACCAAGTTTCCCAACTCGTTAAGACTTATTGCGGGAGTACTATAGTAGATTACGCTAGTACTAATAAAGTCGAATATAAAAATATAAAAGATTCTATAGTAGATACTATTATCCTAGATGAATCTCCTTTGATACAGGTAGTATCCGTACAAGAAAGAACAAGTCAAGCAGACGCCTATGTTACACTCATTACAGAAAATTCTAATAATAGTGGTAAATATGAATATGTAGTTGACGATGAATCAGACAGTATAACAAGAACAAATAGTACAGGTAATAAGTACTGGGCTAAAGGAATGAAGTCAGTAAAAGTTACTTATAAAGCAGGGTACACAAGTACTCCAGAAGATTTAAAATTAGCAGTATTTGATTTAATCAAGTACTACATGAAAGACGAAAGAAAAGAAAGACAATCCATATCAGGAGCTAGTGTAGAGAATGTACTATCTTCCAGTTTAGCAGGAAACATAGGATTCCCAGATCATATTAAGCGTATACTTGATATGTATAAATTATATAGCTAGTGGCTGTAAAGAATCTTTCAAAATTATTTAAGAGAGACCTACAAAAAGCTCAGAAACTATGGGGTGATAAATTTGTTCCCAAAGCTTCAACAGTAGTAGAGTTTACACTAGGAGGAGATGCTGCCTATAACGACTTTCCTATAGCAACACAGAAAGTTGTTGAAGCCTTTGCTAAACAATACGGAACGAGTGTTAAAAACGTGTACGACAAAGTACTAAAAACAATTAATACTCCAGAAAAATGGAAGAAAGCAGGACAGGTAGTGTTAAAGAGATACGCAAAAACTAAGCAAATAGGTGCAATAAAAAGTTTGCAACCACAGCCTAGAGGGAGTAAAATTACTCAAGGTATTTATATAAATCAGACAATAGGGTCAGTAAGTAGTTCAATGAAACTTGCAATATGGCTAAATAGCCGAGATGCAAATTCTAGAATAAATACTATATACGATGCTTTCACTAAAGATGTATGGAAACAATGGGTGAAACAAAACAAAGCAGTAAAAGCTTTAGTTGGTATTAGTGACCCAGATAAGCAATTTTCAAGAATGAGTGGTCAGGGTAGCAGCAGGTCTATGAAACCTACCACTGTTATAAAAACTTTTAGGTCTTCCGCAAATAGAGAACATAGCCCAGATACTACTACAGCATCACAAGGTATAAGAGATTTAGAAGAAGCATTAGGTAAAAGCAGACCCGCATTATCCTCAAAGTTTAATGTAAAAACATGGGATATAATACAACATATCAAAGAAAACACAAATATTGATTGGGAACTAAAACAAACTAAACAAGGAGTTGGTAAGTACAAAGCAACTAGCGTCGTAAAATTAAGTCTTGGCAAGAATCCAAATAGTTTAGATTCAGATTTAATTAAACTAATGAAGCAAGCTGAAGAATCTATAAGAAATCAGTTAGAAGAAACTACTAAAGGTTACATGAGTAACTTAGATTTTGAAGCAAGTACTTCAATGAGAAAACAGATTCAAGTAGATGCAGCAATGGATATAATACGTCCTCTAACAAAAGCTGGTTTACCAGATATGAGGTTTAAATTGAATAAAAAAGGTCAATTTAAACCAGGAACAAGAAAAGAAAAATTACAAAAATCTAGCGGTAAATCAAAAGTAAAGACAGAAGGATTAAACGTATCAGCAGCAGCAATGATGGTTAGACAACCAGCAAAAGAAAAGAAAAAAGAAAGTGCTCAGTTAAGTATACTAAGATTACAAACTCTAATAAATAAAAGATTAGGAGCCGAAGTCAGAAGAAATATGGGAAGACCCGCGCTAGATAATATAACAGGTCAATTTTCTGATAGTGCAGAACTTACCTCAATAAGAGAAACCAAAGCTGGTTTATCAGGAGAGTATACGTACACTAGAACTGGAGGAGGCTCTAGTAAAAATAAAGGTGGGGTATACGAAACTTTTGAAGGTACAGGTAAACGAAGATGGCCCGCTTCTTACAACCCCAAACCTTTGATAGCAATGAGTATTAGAAACTTAGCATTAGCATACACAAAAGATAAATTTGTACAACTTAGGAGAACATAGTGGCATCACAGTATAGAACAGCACGAAAAAAAGTAGTAGACTCCTTAGTAGAAAAGATTAAGTTGATTGATGGCAATCATCCTTATAAATCAAATATATTTCAAAATGTTCACTCAGGTATGGTATTCTTAGATGATATACAAGAATATCCTAAAGTGTGTGTAGTAGCTGGGGATGAAACAAGAGAATACCAACCAAACGAATTCAAATGGAGATTTCTTAGTTTAGATATAAGAGTTTATGTCGAAGACCAAGATGATCCACAAGAAGGCTTGGCTCTAATGATGGAAGACATTGAAAGAGTCATTGACGAAAATGATGTTTTGATTTACGATGATACTGTAAGTCCAAACTTAACAACAACTTCCTTAACGTTATTATCAATAACCACAGATGAAGGGGTATTAAGCCCTCTCGGAATTGGAGAATTAACACTAACGTGTAGGTATTAAACGAAATTACGCAGCTGATAAACGTCTAGCTAAGTACTTTCAAAGTAAAATAATAGGAGAAAGCAAATGGCTTTAAATCTATCGAGAAATACCAAAGTATTCGTCAGCTCAGTAAATGGAGTTGGTGCTACTGGTGGAGTGAAAACTGCACACGTAACTACTGCGGGAACAGGATATGCTGTAGGCGATATCGTAACACTAGGAACAACTTCTAGTAACGGTACTGGCTTTAAGTGTATAGTTCTTAGCATTACAGGTGGCAGTTCAACTGGACCGGTTGCTACTATTGGTATCCCTAATAACTTTAGGGGAGCAGCATTCGCAGTAGACGAAACTGCAACAGAAACTGCCGTAGAAAACTACGCAGGATCAAATAACAGCTCAGCTTCTGGACTAGTGGTAACTGTCGATTCAATCGCAGGTACGCTAACAACAGATGGCTCTAGAGCAGGAACAGGTAAGTTCAAAGGAAACGAAGTAGACGCAAATACTTTTAGAATTGGTGTATTAGATGGATACAGCTTCTCACAGGGAAGTGATTCAACAGATGTTACCATATCAGAAGCAGGTGCTACACCTAACAGGGGTTCAAAAAGATTCAATGATTCTTTACCACCTGCAGAATGGTCATTTGGCACATATGTCAGACCTTTCAAGCATGGTGCAGCAAGTTTTAGG